GTCAATGACAGCCTCCATCATGGAGGCGGTAGAGCGAGTGTGGCCACTAACCATGGCCACCCTCGCCCCCATGGTACACTATTTAAGTGCCATTTGCAATAGGGGGGGGGTTGGGAGAGTCCTGACCAGTGCTGCCCCTCACGTTCCCACACTTACGAGTGTGCGGGACGCACTTTTGGGTAATGGATTGGCTACCATAATCCAGGTCATTATGCCGACCATGCGTGGATTTATTGTTAGAACAGGAGAGTTCAGCGTTACCTATGGGATCGCTGGATACATCGCTGTGGAAATGATGAACACATGCTGGTACAGCATGCAGGAAGCCATAACACCCACCGGGTTACCTGCGCTCGGATACACCACTGTGGCAACACAGGCCAAAAATTTTATGTTTGGCAACATTGCCAGGATCATACGGGGGTCCCATGGGCTTGTTGTCCTCCACAATATGTTGTCATTGGTATGCGATGGCAGGGAGGACGAGGCCATTGAACTCCAATCACGTAGTCGCAACAACGCCACCAAGAGTATGTTTCGGGCCATCAAGTGGGCACTAGCTTTGAATGCCGTTTACCCAAGGTTGGGGAGAACTAGATCACCAGCCGAGGACATGGTCATTGCTATTCATCTTAACCGTTTATTTACAAACGGTTATGTTGATACCACTATTGATGGCGATGAGGTGAAAATACCAGGTGGAGTACGTGCGGCTGACCGATACAGGCTACAGGCCAAGGTCGCCGAGGTTTATTGGCAGCTGGACACCGATCCCGCTGCGGATGAGCTTCGGCTTGGCCGAGTGTCGTTTGACCTGGTTGGCGAGCCAGTTAGTGGCGCCAGCAATGCGTTGTGGGAGTACTTCACACGCAAGTCGGCGTCACGAACTGCCGCATAGTGGTGCCCCGTCCGTCGGTCTGGGGTGGATACCCAGATAAATTCTGGTTGTTCACCAGAGATGACAGATCGACCGGGCGAGGGAAGGGGAGGAAAGTACTTTCCGCGGAAATACGTGTATTGTCGAGGATTCGGCAATGACGACCTCTTGTTTTGCCATAACAACAGCAAGGCAAACTTGGTCCGAGCCATACATGAACGCGTTTTCCGTGTATCAGGGGGCAGCGGGTTAGAGCTGCCCCCTCGACCTAGTCCTGGTGTGTTTAAGGCAAGTATGTCATACACCCAGGAGTGCCTACGCAAACATTTCATAGGCCACGCTTATGCCCCGGCAACAGATAGCCAGTTTTTGGCTGGAGTTACGGCCGCTAAGAAGAAAATCTATGAAAGAGCAGTTGCACGGTACTACAGTCATGGGTTACACACCAACCAGTGTGGGGTGAGTGCGTTTGTTAAGTTTGAAAAACAGGTGTGGGATAAGGATAAACCTGATCCTGCCCCCCGTGTCATTCAAACGCGATCACCAGTGTACCATTACCGACTGGGTCGTTATACGAGGGTTATTGAACATGATATGTACAAAGCATTAGATAGCCTTTTTGGGGGGCCTACTGTTATGAAGGGTTATAACCCTGACCAGGTGGCTACACACATAGCCACCGCCTGGAATAGTTTCAATAATCCAGTTGGTATTCCATTGGATGCCAGCCGGTTCGACCAACACTGTTCAGTGGATGCTATCAAATGGGAACATGCCCAGTACAGGCACTTGTTCCCGGGAGACACTGAACTTGCTTGGTTATTGAAGCAACAGGAACATAACAAGGGCTATGGCGACTACCCCGGGGGTCAAATTAGATATACGACCGTCGGGTGCCGAATGAGTGGGGATATGAATACTGGGTTGGGGAATTGCTTGTTAATGGTCTGCATGATGCATGCATTTTGCAGTCAATACAAGGTCACCGCCCGGTTGATCAACAACGGTGACGATTGTGTGCTATTGGTGGAACGTGAGGATTTGGACTTTGTGAATGGCCATTGCGCCCCATGGTTTTTGAAGATGGGGTATAAGATGAAGCTTGAGGGCAACATCGCCCATTGCATTGAACAGATCACCTTTTGCCAGTTGCGTCCCGTTCGTACGCCAACTGGCTACACCATGGTGCGCGACTTAAAGTGCATCGTGAAGGACGCTGCCAGTTTGCAACCCAACTTAGACGGTATATACGCCTGGATGGGAGCTGTTGGTGAATGTGGGCTGGCACTTGCCGGGGACATACCAGTGTATGGAGCCATTTACGCCGCATATGCGCGAGTTGGGAAGACAGGACGTGTCAAAAATCACAACAACTTCCGCAATACGGGCATGGCCATAGCTAGCAGAGGTATGAACCGTGCAGCACACGGCCCGGTTGCTGATATAACCAGGGTTAGTTTTTATCTAGCCTTTGGTATCAGCCCCAGCCAACAGGTATACGTGGAGGAGAGGTACAACGCAATTGAACTCGGCGTTGACGCACAGCCCTACATGTTACATCATTTGCCCCTTGGGAATACATTAGGAATATTTTAAAGTAAACCATACGGAAATACACCGTTTATCAAGTATTATGACAAAGTCAAAGAACACTAGCCAAGCATCATCCATCCAGAGCCTAAACAGCCGCGTCGATCGCATTATGAAAATGATACCGAAGGGCGCGTTTCGCAACGCAGGATCCGCAGCTGGCATGGCGGTCGGAGGACCGGCCGGCGCTGTTGTTGGAAGGGCAATCGGCACTGGATTGTCCGCAATCACCGGGTATGGAGATTATGAGGTAAGCATGAACTCGCTCAATAAGGTATCCACCTCGGTGGATACGGTGCCCACATTTGTGCGCAATGACCACAGTGTGCGCGTTACCCACCGTGAGTATGTGCGTGACCTTAACGTGCCTACCAACCCCGGAGCGTTTAACAACGATGCACAACCTATCAATCCCTCAAATGTTAATCTGTTTCCTTGGTTGGCAAACATGTCCAGGCAGTACCAGCAGTATCGCATTCACGGCATGATTGTCGAGTACAAGACAATGAGCAGTGACTATGCTGCATCTGGTCCACTGGGCACTGTGTGTATTGCTACCAATTATAACGTATTGGACAACAAGTATGCCACCAAGATCGCGTTGGAGAACTCTGAGTTTGCAGTCTCTTGCAAGCCAAGTATGTCTCTCATTCACGCAATTGAGTGTGACCCAAAGGTTACTGGCCGTGACATTCTTTATGTTCGCGACCTTGCGTCCGAGTCAGGCGCTCCGGCGGACGCCCGTCTGTATGACGCTGGGTTGCTCCAGATTGCCACGGCCGGGCTCCCCGGAGTCGCTGGTAGCACACTTGGTGAAGTGTGGATCTCCTACGACATCGAGTTTTACAAGCCAGTGTTGGCCAGCTACGTCAATCCTGACCCAGAGCCTACCGTTCCAGGGTTTGCTCTGGTGTCGCAGCGCGACGGCACTGTCTCGGCAGCCAATGGTGCCATAGCTCGCATCCAGTATGAGGCAGAACCCAAAGCATTTGGTTTTAACGCTAATCCCTACCTTTATGATGCCACGGCCGTTGCGCCAACACTCGTTGGTGACACCGCCCTGGACGGCACAGCTTGTGCACTTTCTACTGAGGGCACAGTAACGTTTTATCGTAACGGTAGGTATGTGGTTACTTGGACGCTCACGGTCGATACCACCGATTCAAGTTACTACTTGGCCGCTCTTACTTCGCTACTCAGCCAGCCGAATGCCGCACTTAGCGGTGGTGCTAGTGGTACCATATCCACTCTATACACAGTCGCTTCGGTTGGTAATAGGTTGCAATATCCCTTTACCAATTTGGTGGGCGGCGTCGCCACTGCTGAGGTCACTATCAGGGGTATGGGAGATGGCCAGACAGCCACACTTGCTTGCCCGAGGTTCACGGCCGCTGGCATCAGTCTCAGTGTTAACAACTCGTGCCGCACCCAGATCACTTGGCAGCAGCTTGAGGAGGCAAACGTCCACCTGGTCGAGTAGACTAGTATTTGCTGAAACCAAGTCATTCTTGGTTTAGGACGCATGTACGTGTTGGTCATTGAGCAATGACTATTGAATAATACACATGTAGATTACATACATCGGGGCGACATTGGTGGGTTGGTTACCCCCCTGTGTCATCTGAATGCCGACAGTGGATTTAGGTTTTCACGGGTATTCAGATGGCATGACCAATGCGTGTATGTAATATTACATTGGAAAACACAAATACAAAATGTAGATTAGGACTATAAATCATGTTCGTACTCTTGTTGAGGGTACTCAAACAGTCATTTGAC